GTCAACATAATTTACTCTCGAAAACTTTTCTAAAGTATATCTTAGATCTACACTAAAAGATCTTTCTTCATTTAGTCCTGGTATTACCTGTGTTACAGATAACTCTTCACCAAACGTAGCTATTCTGATAGCTATTAAAATAGTATCAAGATCAATCGAAGGCATTTTCCAAGGATCAATAATATTTGGCACACAGCTTTTTACAAGATCAACAGTAGCTTGCCCGTTCATTAGTGCATCGGGAGTTTTCATAGTTAGTTCGTCTTTTGCTGTCATAGGAAATACTGGCAATTCTCCATTTTCAGGCATATCTATTGAGCCTTCTGGGTAGAATTTGCCTTTACTAGGTAATTCTAAATATAATTTAGGTTGCCGAAAGTATTTTCTTAATGGGTTAGTCCCACTGGGTTGAATTTCCTGCATCATGTTCTCCGGATAAATAATACTATAAGTATATATACGATATATTTATGTGCGCATATAATGGAAAACGTGTCTTTTGGCTGAAGAATCAAATATTTTAAATGTAGGTGGTGACGGTGTTGCAAGTGAAGCAACACTACAGAAACTTGTAGGTGCAATCGAAGCTCTTGCACGTAAACAAGGAGCCGATCCTAAATCATCAGTAGCTAAAACTATGAATCTGTATGATACAGCTATAAAAAATAGTGTTAAGACTGTTGACACAAACAGAAAGGCATTAGAAAGTCATACTGATGCAGTTGACGAGAGTGCTAGTAAACTAAGTCAACTAGGAAAAGGGGCACTAGGAGTATTTTCAGCTGGTTTAGATATGGCTGTAGACACTCTTCTAGGATTTACAAAAGAATTATTAGGATCATCTGTCCAACTTACTGATTTTGCAAGACATATTCCAATAATAGGCCAAGGACTTTCGTTTTTTACAAGTCAAATAGATCAATCATACGATACATTCGCAAATCTAAGTAAAGTTGGCGGCAGTTTTGGTGGCGACTTAGGTGATCTTAGAATGGCAGCAAAAGATCTATATATGGATCTTGGTACGTTAGCTAATTTTGTAGGACAAAATTCACAAAGAATGGCAGCATTCGGCGGCACAGTAGACGGCGGCGTACGAAGTACACGTCAGTTACAAAGTGCGATAAGCGACGAATTAATGTTAAAGTTTGGAGCATTAGGTATAACTACTGACGAAGTTGCTGAACAGTTGGCATACTATCAATACATTGACAGAGCAGGTAGAGCAGGCGAACAAAGATCTGCACAAGAACAAGCACTAGCAGCAGCAGCGTTGACTGAAAATTTTGCAACACTTGCAAAATTAACTGGTAAAGATATTAAAACACAACAGGAACAATTAGCACTAGCACAAGCAGATATTGCATTTCAAATGGAAAGAGCTAGATTAGAACCTGAACAAAGAGCTGCACTAGATAGATTAATGTCAGAAGCAGCGGAAACTATGGGGCAAGCTGGTGTAGATAGTATTAAATTAAGTTTCTTAGGAATGCCTGCAATTAGTGAAGAACAAAGAGTATTCCAGACACTACAAAAAGAATCATTTACATTGTTGAAAAATGATTTAGATGCAATACTAGCGGGTCAACTAACAAGCGAAGCTATGGCTACAACTAAAGGTGAAAGAATAGCTGCTCAATTAGAAGCACAATTAACAGCAAGTGCTGATAATTTAGCATTAATAAAAGCAGGTGCAGCCGGTATAGACGGTGTTCCTGCTACACTACTATCTAATTTAAATATGTCTGTAGATCAGTTATCAAAATATATAGAAGAAAATGCTGACGGTACATTTTCTTTTATGAAAGATGCATTTATTAAAGATTTTAATGCAGGAGTTATTAAAACAGCAAACGAAGAAAGAGATGCAGTAGTATTATTTAGAAAATCTTTAGGCGATACACGAGCAACACTTCAGGAACAATTAATTAATCCTTTTCTTAATACTGCAATTACTCCTGCACTTGAAAGTTTTACTGATTGGATGACTAAGTTTACATCAGACGAGGGCGAAGGGTCAAAGTTTGAAATTGCAATAGCATATGTTAGAGGGCAAATGGATAAACTCAATCTCAGATTACAAAAATTCTTTACTGATTTTGAGACAGATCCTAAAAAAGCTATAGACGATCTTTGGGCAGATATTTCTGCAACATTAAAGCCTATAATGGATAAGTTGTTTGATATGATGGCTAGTCAGTTCTCAAGAGCATTTAATAAAATAGTATTTGGTATGGATACGGCAACTGCCGAAGGACAATTAAAAGATTTAACAGGTGAAGGACTTTTTAATGTATCTGATATTGGAGGCGGACTTGATGCTGGATCTCAGCTATATCAAGATTTAGTTGCTGCAACTGGGGTGAGCAAATCATGGAACTACAGTAATCCGTACACAGGCACCAATCAACCTATTCCGATGGATCCTCAGGATGTTACAAGAAATGCAATAAATGAACTTAACAAAAGACGTACTAGTGAAGGCGGTCTTACCGAACAGGAAACAGAACTTGTAAACAAAGTGTATAACGCACTGGTAAATAACACTTATGCTAATGGCACCGGAGGGTTTAAAGATTTTGGCAGAGGTACGCTTTCAGTACTTCATGGAAATGAAGCAGTTGTTCCTAAAAATAGTCCTGAAGGAAAAGTACTTGACAATGCAATGAATAGCAGTTATAATAGTGCATCAAGTGGTTCAATGCAGGAATTAAATAATACTATGAGACACGTTTTAAGTGTTCTTGAAAAAACATACACAGTTGAAAAAGATATGTCGAGAAGTATAAGAGGTATAGGCTCTAATACTATTAGAGGCACAGTTTTAAGATAACGGAGAATTAAATGAGTTGGAAAAAATATTTTACACCAGTACCGACAGGAGATAATCCTTCTGGTACATATTCTCCTTTGAGTTCAAAGAATACAACTTCTCAGGCAGGTCCAGCTAGGACTAATTACAGTTCGTACTTACCTGATGTATATGTTGGGTCACCGAATCGTGTTGAACGTTACGGTCAATATAATACAATGGATTTAGATTCAGAAGTAAATGCTGCATTAGATATCCTTGCTGAATTTTGTACACAGAAACATAAGTCAAATGATACACATTTTAAAATTGACTTTAAACAACAAGCTACAAATTCAGAAACTACAATTATACAAAAATATCTACAGCAATGGTGTAGACTAAATTCTTTTGATACAAAAATGTTTAGAGTGCTGAGAAATGTATTCAAGTATGGAGATCAATTTTTTGTAAGAGATCCAGAAACTAAAAAATGGTTTCATGTAGATCCTTCAAACGTATCAAGTATTATTGTAAATGAATCTCAAGGCAAAACTCCTGAACAATATGTAATTAAAAACTTTAATATTAATTTTAAAGATAATGTAATGACATCTCCTTATCAAACAGGAAGTAATATTACTAGTAGTAATCCTCAGTATCAACCTTCAGGCGGCGCAAGAGGTATGGTAGGACAGCCTCAAACATCAACCAGTGGTAGCAGATTTCATAGAGAAGAAAACGAAATTACTGTTGATGCCGAACATGTTATTCATTTAAGTTTATCAGAAGGCTTAGACAATAACTTTCCTTTTGGTAACTCACTATTAGAAACTATATTTAAAGTATACAAACAAAAAGAATTACTTGAAGATGCTATTATTATCTATCGAGTTCAACGTGCGCCAGAGCGCAGAGTATTCTACGTTGATGTGGGCAACATGCCATCACACCTTGCTATGCAATTTGTGGAACGTGTTAAAACGGAAATACATCAAAGACGTATCCCATCGGCAACAGGTGGAGGAGCGAATGTTATAGACTCGAGCTATAATCCACTGTCAATCAACGAAGATTACTTTTTCCCACAAACAGCAGAAGGGCGTGGATCTAAAGTTGAAACACTGCCAGGCGGAACTAACCTAGGAGAAATTGATGACCTTAGATATTTTACTAATAAGCTCGTACGCGGCTTACGAATCCCTAGCAGCTACTTGCCTACAGGCGCTGACGATTCAGCTGCACAATATAATGATGGACGAGTCGGTACTGCATACATACAAGAACTAAGATTTAATACTTACTGTGAACGTTTACAAAACTTAGTGATTGAAGAATTTAACACAGAGTTTAAACGCTTTTTACTTGAAAAAGGTGTAAACATTGATACGTCAATGTTTGATATTAGATTTCAACCGCCACAAAACTTTGCTGCATATAGACAGAGTGAAATTGATAATGCTCGTGTACCAACATACACACAAATGAGTGCTATCCCTTATATCTCAAATCGTTTTGCACTAAAAAGATTCTTAGGAATGACCGATGAAGAAGTTGCAGAGAATGAACGCTTGTGGAGACAAGAAAATGAAGACATAATGCCAGCAGACGGAACTGATGCTAGCGGAGAACTTAGAAGCGAAGGAATTACAGGTGCAGGCATATCTGACGATTTAACTGGCGCAGAAGATGAACTAGAAGGAGACGTTACTCCTATCGAAGGCGGAGCAGAAGATGGTCCTTCTAGTGCAACTGATAGCCAGGGTTCAGAAACAACAACAACTAGCCAAACTGTATAAATACTAACATGATACTACGTGAATTATTTTATTTCGACAAAGAAACTTTAGAAACAGTAGACGACACTACTTACGATCCTGCATCTGATGAATCTCCAGTAGATTATGACGATACAAGAAAAACAAGATTGACATTAAGTCAAATTAATAAAATAAGAAAAGCTAGTGAATTTCACAAAGAAGAACAAGAGAAGGAACTAGTATTTGTTAGACAAATGTATGGCATACAATCTAATGCTGAAGCAGGTGTTTAATAATGGTAAAACTAGATAAGTCTCAATACACAAAGTCTCAGTGGAAAATTATCAAAGAACAAAGAAAAAAGACAAAGCAGCAAGAAAGAGAAAGTCGTGAAGCTGCAAAAAAACAAGTTCAAGTTAACACAATAAACGACAATTTAGAAAATCAAAACAAATATAAAAAAGAAGAAAGCAAAGGTAAAATTGCCTTTGTATTAGGTAACGGCACCAGTAGAGCTAACATTCCACTATCACCTTTGCAACAGATGGGAAGAGTTTACGGATGTAATGCTCTTTATAGACATTATAAACCTGATTACTTAGTTGCTGTTGATACTAAAATGATATTAGAAATTAACAAATCAGGATATCAAAAGAAAAATGAAGTTTGGACAAATCCAAACAGATCATATGTAAAATTTAAACATTTTAATTATTTTAATCCGAGTAAGGGTTGGAGTAGTGGTCCTACTGCATTATGGTTAGCTTCAGAACACAAGTATGAAACAATTTATATTTTAGGATTTGATTATAGAGGATTAAATGATGGCAAACATTTTAATAATGTATATTCAAACACTGCAAATTATAAAAAATCTACCGATAGCGCAACCTTCTTTGGAAACTGGATGCGGCAAACATCAAGTGTTATACAAACAAACCCAAAAATAAATTATGTAAGAGTTATTGAAGATGACTCGTATATACCAAAAGATTTAGTTAAATTTAAGAATTTAAAACACATAAATGTTAAGAGTTTTATAGAAATTATTGAAGAAACTACTAACTCGTGAAGAAATGGCCTGTTTTGAGCCTATTTCTGCCTACTTTTATATCTATTAAGTAAATACATTATGACAGTCCCACACTGGTTAAGTGTGATAAAATTTATAGGAGATAGATATGGCAGATCGTAATAAGTTTGAAGAAATGCTCGACCTTCTTATCAACGAAGATAAAGATGGTGCAGAAGCATTGTTCCACGAGATTGTGGTAGAAAAATCAAGAGATATTTATGAATCACTACTTGAAGATGAAGCAGAAGTAGACGAGTCGGATGACGAAGTTGAAGAAGCAGCAGACGAAGAAGTAGATGAATCAGATGAAGACCTAGATGAAGCAACTGACGAAGAAGTAGATGAGTCAGATGAAGAAGTTGAAGAAGGTTTTGACCTAGACGAATTTGAAGTTGAAGCTGATCCAATGGGCGGTGACGCAGCAGACAAAATGATAGGTGACATTGAAGGCGACGACGACATGGACATGGACATGGATGACGAAGGTGAAGAAGGCGATGTTGAAGATCGTGTTGAAGACCTAGAAGACGCACTAGATGACCTAAAAGCAGAATTTGAAAAAATGATGGCTGGTGACGACGAAGGCGACGACATGGATGACATGGGCGACGACGAAGGTGAAGAAGAGCCAGAAGAAGCATTTGCATTTGAAGCAACAGACGAAGAAGTTGATGAATCAGACGAAGAAGTTGACGAAGCTGCTGACGAAGATACTGACGAGTCAAGTGAACCAAAATCTGCAGGCGAACAAATGCGTGAATACGTAGAAAAAGTATCAGCTACAATGGGTGACAACGGTGCAAACACTAAGTCAGCAGTAGCAGGTAAAAATGATATGGGTGGCACAGCAGGAAATCTTGTACAAGGTGAAACAGCTGACGAAAGCGGTACATCCGGTGGACTAGCTAACCCAGCTGAAAAAGAAGATAACGCAGGGAATGTAAACGTTCCAGGCGGTAAGGCTTCAAAATCAATGAAGCCGCAACCAGGCCACGGCGCTGAGAAAAAGGGCAAGCCTGAGACTGCTGACAACAAAAAATCTGTTGTAGGCAAATAACCGTAAGGAAATCTAGATGAGAAACTTACAAGAGCATTTGACATTCGACCAAGCTAACGTAGTGCTTGAGAATGCCAACGAAGGAAAAGACCTTTATTTAAAAGGTATTATGATCCAAGGTGGTGTTCGCAACGCTAATCAGCGAGTGTATCCTGTAAATGAAATAGGCAGGGCTGTCAAAACTCTCAACGATCAGATAACTGGAGGATATAGTGTTCTCGGTGAAGTTGATCATCCAGAAGGTCTTAATATTAACATTGACCGTGTTAGCCATATGATAACTGAATGTTGGATGGATGGCGATAACGGTTACGGAAAACTAAAGCTACTACCAACTCCAATGGGAAACCTAGTTCGCACTATGCTTGAAAGCGGTGTGAAACTAGGTGTTTCATCGAGAGGTAGTGGTAACGTATCAGAAGACGGCAGTAACACTGTATCTGATTTTGAAATTATCACTGTGGACGTTGTGGCTCAGCCCAGCGCCCCCGGTGCATATCCTACACCAATTTATGAACATTTAATGAATGCACGTGGGGGAATGAAGGCATACGAATTAGCACAGGCAACAAAACATGACACTAAGGCACAAAAGTATCTTAAGGAATCGTTGATTAGTATAATCAACAAACTCCAGTGAACAGGAGAAAGTAATGATAGATGCACTGAAAACACTCTTTGAAAACGATGTTGTATCGGATGAGATCAGAGCACAGATTGAAGAAGCTTGGGAAGGCAAGATTCACGAAAACAAAATGCAGGCAACTGCTGAGTTACGTGAAGAATTTGCTAGTAAATACGAGCATGATAAAGCAACAATGGTTGAAGCCATTGATGCCATGCTTTCTGAGCGCCTAACAGAAGAAATTGCAGAATTCACACAAGACCGTGCGCAGCTAGCTGAAGCAAAAGCTAAGTTTGCAGTTGCACAACGTGAAAATGCAAATCTACTAAAAGGTTTTGTAGCTGAACAGTTACAAAAAGAAATTCAAGAACTACGAGCAGACAAGAAAGCAATGGCAGAATCATATGCCAAGCTAGAAGAGTTTGTTGTAGAAGCTCTATCTACAGAGATAGCAGAGTTCCATGAGGATAAAAAAGACTTAGCTGAAACAAAAGTACGTTTAGTACGTGAAGCTAAGACACACTTTGCTAAAGTCAAAAAAGACTTTATCGAAAGAAGTGCTACAGCAGTATCAGAAACAGTTGCAAAAGGTCTCAAAAAAGAGATTTCAGCACTGAAAGAAGATATCGATGCAGCACGTAGCAACGACTTTGGTCGTAAGATTTTTGAAGCATTTGCAAATGAATATATGGTTTCTCACTTAAATGAAAAATCAGAAACAACTAACTTCTAAAAGTTATTGATGTTAAAGATCAACAACTGTCAGAAGCTAAGGCATTTGCTACAAAAGCAAAAACTCTCGCAGAATCAGTTAACAAAGAGAAATCACGCTTAATTGAATCAGCAAAAC